ATCACTTGGAATAATCCAGAAGATGATATGAAGAATGTTTCAGAGTTGGGTAGCTAGGACACAAACATAGTTCTCGCACACGTCATGAGGTTCGAATGATTCTAAATTGCAAGTAGATCTATTGAATATAGGATTAGTGGTACCGTATCCGTACTGAATTTTAAATTAATGTTATGTTTTCTAGCTAGAGCGATAGGCTGACATGCAAAAGTGATTTACTTTACAGAGTAAAAATAGTTTTTTTTCTGGTAGCCACACCTCCGAAAAGTGGGTGCGCCTTCTTATACATAAATTACCGATTGATTAAACAGACACAAACAGATGACCAAATATATCAAAGACAAGTTTCGGAATGTAACTGCAATCAGTTTCAAATCGTATGATAACGATCTTATAATAAATTTCTCAGGCTTTGAGGATGAGGAAGATCTCCAGGACTTTTGCGAATTTGTTTTTAACAATATTGGAATGTACTCAAACTTTAATGATAAACCACCAACAGTTCATTAATGAAAATAGAAATTCCGTACACGCCAAGAAAACACCAGGCGTTTATTCATAAAGAATTAGATAAATATCGATACGCAGTCCTTTGCTGCCATAGAAGATTTGGTAAGACTGTTATGGTCCTTAACCATTTAATTCGCAGCGCATTACAAAATAAAAACCATAATCCAAGATTAGCTTATATTGCACCAACTTATAAACAGGCAAAGAGCATCGCTTGGGATTACTTGAAATATTATACAAAAAATATTCCTGGTACGAAATGGAATGAAAGTGAATTGCGTTGCGATTTGATTAATGGTTCTAGAATTACCTTACTCTCTTCTGAGAATTTTGACAGTATCAGAGGTGTGTATATGGATATGGTTGCAATCGATGAAACTGCGCAGATCTCTCAAGGTTTGATTGATGAAGTAATCACTCCAGCTCTTAGTGATCGAAAAGGTAAAATGTTTCTAATTGGTACACCAAAAGGAATGAACAATATTTTTTATGACTACTATAATAAAGCTCAAGCGGATGATAACTGGTTTTTATATAAAGCTAAGGCTTCTCAAACAAAGATTGTTGATCAAGAAGAATTAGATGCAGCTCTTGCTGTCATGGGTAGAGCTAAGTATGACCAGGAGTTTGAATGCTCATTTATTGGTAATATTCAAGGTTCTATATATGGCGATATAGTTCAGCAAATAGACGATAATGGTCAAATTGGATCTGTTCCTTATGATCCAGCATATCCAGTATCAACTGCAATAGATCTCGGTTTTAACGATAGTACATCAATAATATTCTTTCAAAAGGTTAATCATTCTATCCATTTGATAGACTATTACGAAAACAACAATCAGGCGCTGCCACATTACGTTCAAATCTTAAAAGAAAAACCGTATGTGTATGAGACGCATTATGCGCCACATGATTTGGACCAAGTTGAGTTCTCTACAGGTAAGACCAGGAGAGAAGTATTTTATCAGCTTGGCATAAAATTTAGGACTGCACCAAGACTATTATTAGAAGATGGTATTCATGCAGTAAAAATGATTTTACCTAGATGTAGGATCGATAGCGATAATTGTAAAAAACTACTTATTGCTCTTAGACACTATCATAGAAAATATAGTGATAAGGATCGAACTTTTAAATCAAAACCTGTTCATGACTTTAGCTCACATCCAATGGATGCGCTTCGATGTTTAGCAACAGGATTAGAAGAAACAAGAATAATTAACAACAAACATTTACAGCAAAAAGCTGAGAGTAACTATGAGGTTATATAATGGGTTCAATATTTAAAGCACCAAAAATGCCAGATCCAGCTCCTATTCAAATGCCAAGTACAGATGATGTACCTGATGTTGAAGATGAAGCTTTAGCAAAAGCGGAAGCTGAGGCTCAAAGAAAAAGAGACAGAAATAGAAAAGGTAGAAGATCAACTATCTTAACTACTGGCTTAAATGAAATTGAAGATGAGAACTTAAGTAAAAAAACTTTACTAGGCTAATGTTTAAAATAATTAAAAAAATTTTTTCAAAAAAACCTAAAGAAGAAAAACCTTTAGTTTTAAAAAAAGAAGCTAAACAAATTAATAATAAAAAAGATACTAGAGATACAAAGTCTAGTTTAACTTTCGGAGTATAATCATGGGTGGACCAGCAGCAATAATTACAAAAGTAATTAAAAAACCAAAACCAAAACCAAAACCAAAATCTATTGAACAGCCAAAAGTAAAATCTCAAATGGATAATAGCGATATTAAATCAAAAGATATTATGGCTGATAAATTAGCAAACAACAGAAGAGGTAGAAGGCGAACAATTATGACTTCAGTAACTGGAGTTGAAGAATACCCAACACTTGATAAAAAAACTTTACTTGGAGGTTAAATGAGCTTGTATAGAAATATTAATAAAAGAAAAAAAGCTGGTACTTCCAGATCTAAAAAGAAATCAACTATCTCAGCTAAAGCATACAGAAATATGAAAGCTGGTTTTCCAAATAGCAAAAAAAATAAAGCTAAAAGAAAAAGAAAAAAATAAATGCAAACACTAGAGCTTCGAAAATTAGCTGCAGAGCTAAAGAATAATCTATCTAGATTAAAAGAAAAAAGATCTACTTGGGAAAGTCATTGGCAAGAAGTTGCTGATTTAATGTTACCAAGAAAAGCTGAGATTACTAAAGAGAGAGCTAGAGGAGACAAGAGATCTACCCAAATCTTTGATGCAACTGGTATTCATTCTTTAGAATTATTAGCTGCTTCACTACATGGAATGCTTACGTCATCTGCAAACAGATGGTTTTCATTAAGATTTAAAGAAGCGGTTTTAAATGAAGATGATGAAGCTAGAGAATGGTTAGAAGATTGTATTGATAAAATGTATCTTGCTTTTGCTAGATCTAACTTTCAACAAGAGATACACGAAAACTATCACGATCTTATAGCGTTCGGTACATCATGCTTAATGATCGAAGAAGATGAAGAAGATATAGTTCGTTTCTCTGCTAGACACATCAAAGAAATTTATGTTGAAGAAAATAAAAAAGGTCTAGTCGATAATGTTTATAGAAAATTTAAAATTACTGCTAGTCAAGCTGTTGAAAAGTTTGGAGCAGAAAATTTATCAAAAGAAATAAATACTACTTATAAAACTCATCCTTACGATGATGTAGAGATCTGTCATATTGTTAGACCAAGAGCTATTTATGATAGTTCTAAAAAAGATAAAAAGAATATGAAGTTTCAAAGTATTTACTTTGAGCATGGAACAGATCACATAATTTCAGTAGGTGGATTTAATGAAAATCCTTACGTTGTCTCAAGATACTTAAAATCATCAACAGAGATTTATGGAAGATCTCCAGCAATGAATGCTTTACCTGATGTAAAAGTTTTAAATAAAATGGTTGAGCATGGATTAAAAGCTACTGCAAAACAAATTGATCCACCGCTTCTTATTCCAGATGATAGTATGTTGTCTCCAATTAGAATGTCTCCTGGTAGTTTAAATTATTATAGATCAGGATCTAGAGATAGAATTGAACCTTTAAACATTGGTCAAAATACTTCAGTTACTTTAAATGCTGAAAATCAAAGAAGAGAAGCTATTGCTAGAATGTTTCATGTAGATCAGTTGCAAGTTCAACAAAATAGAACAATGACTGCAACAGAAGTTCTACAAAGAAATGAAGAGAAGATGAGGATCTTAGGTCCTGTAATGGGAAGAATACAAAGTGAATTATTAGAGCCAATGATCACTAGAGTTTTCTCTATCATGCTTAGAAATAAATTATTTAGAGAAGCACCAGAAATTTTAGCTAATCAAGAAATAGATATTGAATATGTATCTCCAATGGCTATTGCACAAAAAGGTCAAGAGCTGCAAAACATTATGAGAGGATTAGAAATCTTTGGATCTATTTCACAAATGGCACCAGTTCAAGATTACTTAGATGAGAACGGTTTAATTAAACAAATAGTTCAAACTTTAGCTTTACCAGCAAGAATGATTAAGAGTGACAAAGAAGTACAAGCAATAAGGATGGAACGACAAGAAGCTCAACAACAACAAATGCAAATGCAACAACAATTAGCTGAAAGTGAAATGGCTAAGAATGCTGCACCGTTAGCTAAAGAAGTTCTAAATGGATCAGAATAAAAAATTACTAGAATTAAAAAACGATTACAGAATTACTTTTAATTCCGAACAAGGACAAAGAGTTTTGAATGACCTCGAAAAAAGATGTCATGAGTTTGTGACTACGTTCTCAAAAGAGAACAGCCACGAAACTGCTTTTCTAGAAGGTCAAAGATCAACTTTGATATTTATAAAAGCGATGATTAAACCTCATAAGGAGTAACTTAATGGACAATCAGACAACTGAGCAATCAGCTCAATCTGATCCGATAGTTGAAACTACAACGGATCAATCGCAATCTTCAGTATTATCTGGAGAACAAACAACACAAAATAATTTTCAGGATTTAATTCCTGAAGAGTACAGAGGAGAAAAGTCTTTATCTAATTTTAAAGACATGAACGACTTTGTAAAATCATATCTTTCAGCGCAGAAGATAGTAGGTGCAGATAAAATTCCAGTACCTAATAAATTTGCAACGGAAGAAGATTGGAAAGCAGTTTTTAATAAACTTGGCGCTCCAGAAAAACCTGAAGATTATAAATATAATTTTAAGGAAGGAGAAGTTGATCAAGAGTTATTATCTACTTTTAATCAACAAGCTCATAAACTTGGATTACTTCCTCAACAAGCCGAAAGCTTAATTAAATTTTATAATGATTTAAATGAAGGTAGTTCTGTCCAGGCGGAAGAAAAAGCAGCTCAAACAAGATTACATACTGAGAATGAACTTAAAAAAGAGTTTGGTCCTCAATATGTAAAAAGATTAGATCAAGCTAAAAGACTTGCATCCTCAACATTAGGTAATGATTTTTTAGAAAATACTTTACTAGCTGATGGATCAAGACTTGGAGATAATCTTAATGTAGTTAAAGCTTTTTCAGAACTTGCAGAGAAATTATCTGAAGATGAAGTAGTTAAAGGAGATAGCTCTTCTTATATGACAGCTAATGAAATTGAAAAAGAAATTACTTCATTAACTGAAGAAGGTTCTCCATACTGGATAAAAACACATCCAAATCATCAAAAGGCTGTTCAAGAAGTTCTTAAATTAAGAGAGTTATTAAATGGCTAGTGAAAAGTTTGAACCAGGAGAAATAATTACAGATACAGAAGTTAGACTAGAATGTTTAAGATTAGCTACTGAATTTGGACCTGAGAACGATAGGAGAGATCCTTTACCGATTGCAGAAAATTATTTCAAATGGGTTATGCAAAATTCCAAGCGACAATCTGAAAAGACCGCTTCGAAAAAAGACAAAGTGAAGTCTTAAAATTTACAGAAGAGACCTCCAATTCTGGAGACAATCAAATCGATTAAATTAACCAATACAACTAAGGAGATTTGAATTATGTCAAATCAAATTACTACAGCTTTTGTACAGCAGTATTCAAACAATGTACAAATGCTATCACAACAAAAAGGCTCTCTATTGAGATCTGCTGTTGATGTAGAAACAGTTGTGGGTAAAAATAGTTTCTTCGATCAAGTCGGAGTTGCTTCTGCGGTTAAGAGATTAACTAGACATGCAGATACCCCGCAAATGGACACTCCACATGCAAGACGTAGAGTTAGTCTTTCGGATTATGAATATTCTGATTTAATTGATAATCAAGATAAGATCAGAACTTTAATTGATCCAACTTCAGCTTACGCTACTGCTGCTGCTTACGCATTAGGTAGAGCGCAAGATGATGAAATCATAGCTGCATTATCTGGAACAGCTTACACAGGAGAAACTGGCTCAACAGCTACTGTTCTTCCGTCAGCTCAAAAGATAACTGAAGCTAGTACAGGTGGATTAACTATTGCTAAACTAAGAA